CAAAGATTGTAGAATATTGTAGTTCACGCTTTTGATATGTAAGATCCTCAAGTAGAAGTTTATAAAGTACGAGTGAATATGAATCATATTCACTACTTTCGTAATCATCAAAATAAAGCTGTTCACGCGCCAATGTATTCATACGTTCACGAAGTAGGTTCGCCCCACTGTTCTCTCCACCGGTTAACCAAAGTTTGAAGTCTTTCTCTCGAGAATCTCGAATTTCGGGGGTCTCGTCGAGGGGCTCCGGGACACACGAGATCACGTGATTCGTACGCGTTAAGTTTTTCCCATATGACTCTTTGCATGTCACCCGGGAGTTCGTTTGTCGCTTGACAAAACGAGAGTTTATAGTCGTACGTGTGTAAGGCAATGTAGTCGTCCATTTCATTTTTTTATATATTTCATTAGAAGTATGTAAACTTAGGTTTCCTAGGAACCTCTAAAATGATTGTTTCATTCGCTTCATTTTTAGATATAATATAGTCATTTTCACACATTTTTATAGATGGAGGTTTTTGTATATTTGTTTCGGGTTTTGGTCTAAGTGATAATAAATTACAGACACTCGAATAAAACGAAAACATTACTGCTATTATTTATGTTTATTTTTTTATATACTAAATACAAGATGGTTTCACTCCAGGACTTACCTAAAAAGGTTCAGTATATAATTATAGATTCAAAATTTGTAAATGGTTCAAATAATACGTTTAGTATAGATCTTTCACTTGAATCAAATTTACATTTAGAAGATATCACACAAGTGTGTGGTATAAAACCAGTTGATTTTTACGTGACACAGGTTGGACAGGAAACCCCAAATTCTGATACTCACGTGAGTAGTGTCGCAAAGTACGTTGATATAACGTGTGAAGATGTACCTAAACGTGCTCAAATACTCGATGAGCGTCATGGACAAATTTTAGCACGCGTACCACTCGAAAGACATTTTAATCATGGTGCACATACTATAGTTAGAGATAAGCAGTGGAAAGCATTTCCAAGACAAACAAACCTATTTAATCCCATATCTATGCAAAAACTTCATTTTAAGTTATATGAATATCAAGAAGATACAGATTACGTTACTTTACAACCGGATGCAGAATGGTATATGGTTCTCGAAGTTACAACTATAGACGTTAAGGAAAAACCTATAAATCGAGAGGTTCAAATTCTAGAAGCTTTACATAAACTTATCGGGAAGATAGAGGATCTTAACGTAAACGTTAAAAAACTTCCGGATAAGGAGGATATCGAAAAAATGGAGAAGGAAAAAAAGAAAAAGTACCCCTTGCGTTACTTAATACTCTTCATAACTATGATAATAGGTGGATTTGTATTTGTAAAAAATAAATTTACTCCTTCGATTCCACAACCTTCTTTTTAACCACACGTTTAACAACTTTTTTCTTTGGTGTTTCTGGTGCTGGTGCTGGTGCTGGTGGAGCTGGAGCTGGTGGGGCTGGAGCTGGTGGTGCTGGAGCCTTTACTGGAGCAGCAGCCTTTACTGGAGCAGCAGCTGGTGGTTCGATTGCATCAGCTATTTGTCTAAGAATACCATAGACAGTTTCTTTGTGAATTTTTGATCTTTGAAGTGCTTCTTCAATTTGTTCTCTAACAGAGTCCATCGCGTAATATATATAAAAGAAATATTATCTTTATACTAAATGTTATTCATTGGTCCATCTCTTTTGAGTGGGATAGGTCAACAATGTAAAAAATATATGGGTCTTTTTCCTGGGAGTCAGTACATTGAACTTCAAAATGATATACCTGTGTGTGAACGTGCATTCATTTATGCTTTACCTGTACCATACTGGTTAGATAAAATACCCGAAATTAAACGTAAAATCAAACACGTGACGTGTATGACTATATGTGAAACCGAAACCGTACACGAAGATTACGGTAAACTATTTAAACTTTTTGATAGAATCGCTGTACCAAGTGAATTTTGTAGAAAAGTATTTAAAAAACAGTTTCCAGAAACAAACTTTTACATTATACATGCACACGTTCCTGATCATAGACCATACACATTTTATCATATAGGAAATGTAACGGATCCGAGGAAAAATTTTAATAAAATTATTGAAACATTTGTTCGTATGAATAAACCTGATACACGCCTTTTGATTAAGGCGACGTGTAAACAACCAATTCAAATAAAAATACCAAACGTTGAAGTTATAAATGATCTTATTCCTGACGAAGAAATGGAAAAAATACATGCACTGGGAGATTGTTATGTAAGTTTTTCAAGTTCTGAAGGTATAGGTATGGGTGCAGTGGAAGCAGCTTTGCGAAATAAACCAGTCATTATAACGGATTATGGGGGTGCACCTGAATATATAAAAACGCCGTATACGATAGACTGCGAACGTCAAAAACTCATAAAAGATGATTTTTTGTATCAGGAAGGTATGGAATGGGGAAAGCCAAACGAAAAACAATTACGTGATTTTATGGAAGATGCATATACCAAAAAAGTAAGGTATATGGAACATCCGAGGACTCATATGTTAACGTGTAAAGAAAACGTATTACAAGAATTCATCGCTAATGTAATTAGTAAGGAAAGTGATGACACCGGTGAGGATGGCACCGGACATGAGTGAGCCTCTCTGAGCAATGAGCATGGCGACGACATCATCAATAAATTTAATATTTGTGGGTTTCTTAAGAAGTTCTGGTACGATTTTTGAAATTGCAAGATAAAGTGCCATGGCTATTATGACAGGTCTGAGTGTTTCTTGATCTAGCATTTTTTATAATAAGGAAACATTTATTTTTGGTATAGTTGCTAATACGTGATCATCTATTCTATGTTTTTTACAGTAGTCCCCACACACAGCTTTGAATGTACATTTTTTTCCTGATAATGTAAAAGCTTTACATATATTACGGAAATCAGAAGCGTCTTGTTTAGGAGCAGAATCTAAGACCTGTATCGGTTTTGTTTTTTGACATTCCAGTTTCTTTTTTCTCATTTTATCGAGGATTATTGCCATTTCCTCTGGTGTTTTTTTACTCGTTTTTAAAGTTTTAGATACACGTAAACAGTCATCATAAGTCTGAATATTTGATTGATGTTTTTTAGTGAGTACATTTTTAGTATCACTAAAATTCGTTTGAATCACGGTCGGTAGAAAGTATTGCGACATCTTAATTTTTACTAAAAATAAAATAACTTAGGTTAGTAAAGGATGTGGTTCTTTATAAAACTTAAAAGAACATATAGCTTCACTTTAGGTGAGTAATATAAAAGATAAAACCTTTTACTTTTAAATGAATCTTAAGTGGTTAAAAGAGTGTTATTTGTGTGAATGTCCTTTAGAACCACATATACACACGAATAGTACAGAAGAACGAACTTTTATACGTGAATATAGAAAATTGCGACCTATCTTCATGATTAACAATGGATCATATCTAAATTTTTTGATATGAATATAAAATCTCCATAAATACTAAATGATCGTCATTAGTATTGTTATAGTGATAGTCATATTATTTTACTTTCTATTGAAAAAACGTACATATATTCCACTGAAAAATATTAAAGATAGGTACAGTTCTATTAAAATGCACAATGGAATGCTACGAGATTCACATAGAATGGATACATATGAGTCTGTCCTTACCAATAATCCATCATTAATCAAAGGTAAACGCGTACTAGATGTTGGTTGTGGTACGGGTGTTTTAGGTGCTTTCGCTAAAAAGGGTGGGGCATCAAAAGTTGTCGGTGTAGACATGAATAACATACCAAAATACCCAGGTACCGATGGTATAGAATTCATATTAGGTAAACCAATTCAGGAAGCGACTTTACCCAAAGAAAAGTTTGACGCTGTTGTATCGGAATGGATGGGGATGTTTCTTTACGAAGAACTTTCTGTCGATATGTTTCTATACGCGAGAGATCATTATTTAAAACCAGGTGGTGCTTTATTACCGGATATGGGAACTATTTATGTATCAGGATTCAAAGGTGATAATTATGGAAAACCTGGTTGTTATGTCATAGATTATGTTGAACCTAGTGATATCATAACACCTGATTACCCCATGTACCATGTCGATTTTACAACTGTATCACTCAAAGACACCTTTATCATCAATTCCGATATTGAACTGAAGGGTGACAAATTGATTGATGGAATCGTAATATGGTTCGATGTAGCATTCACGAAAAGGTTTTGTAAAGAAACTCCTGCTATATTAAACACAAAGAGACCCACGTCATGGTTTCATGCGGTGTTACGTTTTGAATACCCGAAGAAACAAACTGATATAAAAAATATAAAACTTAAACGTGGTAAAGAAGAATACGCAGTGTGGGTAAATGATATTGAATTTCCATATCATGGAATGAATCTAGATTGGAATGAAAGAACTAAGCATTTATAAAATCCTAAGACTTAAAAGAACATATAACTTCACTTTAGGTGAGTAATATAAAAGATAAAACCTTTTACTTTTAAATGAATCTTAAGTGGTTAAAAGAGTGTTATTTGTGTGAATGCCCTTTAGAGCCGTGTGTACATACAAAAACGACAGAAGAACGTATACTTGTTCGAGAATATAGAAAAATGCGACCTATTTTTACATATAACAATATTGAATATCTGAAATTTTTTGGTACAAATATAAAACGTGTCTGTTATGCATGTTATATAACGTCTTATAAAAATATTAACCCTGTATCACTTAGACACCGCGAGTGTGGTCGTATAAAAACCATATATTCGAGACCCAAGTCAAAAACAAAAGATGAATTAGTATACTGGTTCGAAGGACTAAAAATATACTTAA